CGTCAAGCTATAGACCAAACGACTTTAGCTAGAAAACTTGGCAATTTCTCTACTGAGTCGAAAAGAAAGCCGTGGGAAATAACCCATGAAGAAGATTAATTAAAAACAAAGCCGCAATGCACTACCAATGCAAAGCGGCTTTTAACCAAGAAACTCGTACAAGGAGTCTTATGGCTAGTGAAATAATAACATTAAAGTTTTGTTCTAAGTGCAACACAAGCAAGTCGATTGAGTTTTTTTCTAAGAGTAAGTCAAGAAAAGATGGACTTAACGGATTTTGTAAGCAATGCCTTAGTTTGTATAGCTTAAACAATCAGGCTTATAAAAAAAGACGCGCTGAATGTCACATTGAGAATAAAGAAGCTAATAACAAAAGAACATCAGATTGGCGAAAAAACAATCCTGATTACGCAAAACGGTACATGCAAGAATGGCTAAAAGAAAACAAGCCTAAAAAAGCTCTAGCTGATAAAAAATATAGAGAAAATAACAAAGATATATTGCGAGAAAAAAGACGACCTTGCAAGGTTGAGCATAACAGGCGCAGAGAGTTTGCAAAAAGCAAAGCGTTCCCAATATGGGCGTGTACTAAAAGCATAAAAGAAATATATAAAAAAGCAGAATCGTTAAGAGAGCAAGGATTTTCTGTTGAGGTAGACCATATTGTTCCTCTTGTATCGAAGTTGGTTTGCGGACTACATACACAATCAAACCTTCAAATAATATCAAAAGATGAAAATTTAACTAAAGGCAATAGATTTTGGCCAAACATGCCCTAGCGTTATCGCCTAGAGCGAAAAGAAACATTAACTGGATTGAAACATACCTAAGAACACCAGATGGGAAACATGTTGGCAAACCAGTAAAACTTACGGATGAACAAAAAAGGTGGTTAGAGCTAATTTATGGCTCAAAAACAAGGGCTTTCATTCTTAGTTTAGCAAGAAAGAATGGGAAGACTACAACCAGCGCCATGATTCTGCTATTGCATCTTGCAGGGCCAGAGGCATTGCCAAATAGTGAATTATTCTCTGCAGCGCAATCGCGTGAGCAAGCGGCAGTATTGTTTAACTATGCGGCAAAGATGGTGCGTATGTCACCTGATTTAAGCTCATACGTTGGAATTAGAGATACAGGCAAGCAGTTATATTGCAAAGAGCTTGGCACGTTATACCGCGCATTAAGTGCTGACGCTGGAACAGCTTACGGCTTAAACCCTGCTTTAGTGATTCATGATGAGCTAGGACAGGTTAAAGGCAAAGTATTTGAATTGTATGATGCTCTAGAAACTGCGGCAGGCGCACAACAAAGCCCTTTATCAATCATTATTAGTACGCAAGCGCCAACGGATAATGATTTATTAAGCATTTTGATTGACGATGCTCTTGCAGGTTCAGACCCAACAATTAAGTGTGTTTTGTACACTGCTGACGTTGATTTAGACCCATTTAGTTTGGAAGCGATTAAACAAGCTAATCCGCACTTTGGTTTAATGAACCAAGATGAAGTGATGAAACAAGCTAGTGATGCAAAGCGTATGCCTAGCAAAGAAAACTCGTACCGCAACCTGATTCTCAATCAGCGCGTAGAGGCTCACAGCCCATTCATTAGTCGTTCAGTATGGCAAGACAATAGCGCGACACCTGATGCGCTAGATGGTCAGATTGTCTATGGTGGGCTAGATTTGTCAGCAACATCAGACTTGACGGCATTGGTGCTTGTTAGTCATGGCGGTGACGTTCATCCTACATTCTGGCTACCGTCAGAGGGTTTAGTAGAGAAGTCACGTAACGATCGCGTTGAGTACGATATATGGGCGCAACAAGGGTTCTTGCAAACAACCAACGGAAGAAGTATTGAATATGAGTTTATTGCTCACTTTCTGCGTGATATTTTCGACAAGTACGAAATTAAGAAATTAGCGTTTGACCGCTACAACATGAAGTTCCTGAAGCCGTGGCTTGAGAAAGCAGGATTTAGCGAAGAAGAATTAGAGCGCTTCGAGGATTTCGGTCAAGGCTTTGTGTCGATGTCACCAGCGTTACGTGAGCTTGAGTCAAAGCTACTACAGAAACAATTAAAGCATGGCGCTCACCCTATTTTGCAAATGTGCGCGGCTAATGCCGTTTCTATTAGCGACCCTGCTGGCAATAGAAAATTAGCAAAGAATAAATCGACAGGCAGGATTGATGGCATGGTTGCCCTTGCTATGGCAGTTGGTGTAATGCCGATGGAAACAGAATCAAATGAAATCACGCAAGGCTTTGTAATTCTTTAGGACACTATGAGCATTTTAGATAATCTATACAACGCACTAAAAGGAACTAAGCCGTTACCAGACTTTGTTGCTGATGGTGAGCCGTTAGATTTAACCCCTCGCGTGTCAAATGTCACATACGGTCAAGATATTTACGAAGCCTTTGGCGTAAATCAGGCTGGCGTTAGCGTGTCAGCAACTAGCGCAATGCGTGTTGCGGCAGTTTATGCTTGCGTTGGTAAAATCGCAGGCGCAATCTCAACATTGCCACTTAACATATACGAAACTAATGGCGATACGCTCGAAAAGATGCCAAAGGATGCTTTGTGGTATCTACTAAACGAACAGCCAAGCCAACAATTCACAGCCGCATCACATTGGGAAGGTGTAAGCGTAGCCCAATTATTACGTGGTGATGGCTATACATGGATTAGACGTAACATGGCAGGCGCGGTTAAAGAATTATTGCCGTTGCCGTGGGGCAGCGTTTCACCAGTTCGCATGAATGGTGGCGAGGTTCGTTACTATATCAACTTGCCAGAGTACAACATCAGCACATGGCTGGAATCAAGTGAGATATTACATTTTCACGGTTTCGGCTTTGATGGTGTTCAATCGCAAAGCGTTATTAAATACGCAGCAAGGGCAGCAGTAGGAAACGCGCTTGCAATGGATAGTTACAGTGGCAAATTCTTTGAAAATGGCGCACATCCGTCTATTGTATTGACAGCGCCAAACAAAATGTCACCCGAACAAATTACACAGCTACAAAATGCCTTTAGAGATAAGTACGCAGGCTTAGACAATGCGCACAGATTGCCATTGGTTCTAACAGAAGGCTTGCAAGCAAATGAAATTAGCCTAAGTGCAGAAGATGCGCAGTTGTTAGAAGCGCGTAAATTCCAAGTGATTGACATTGCGCGAGCTTTTGAAGTGCCACCTCATTTAATTGGCGAGAGTAGCGCCAGCACTTCATGGGGCAGCGGTATCGAATCAATGAATAGAGGGTTCGTAACCTATACGCTGCAAAAGCATTTAGTTCGTATAGAACAGGAATTAAACAGAAAGATTTTTAATAGAAATCCAGCTCGTTTAATTAAATTTGATAGAGAAGCCTTGCTTGAAGGTGACAGTGTTGCTCAATCTAACTACTTTAGAGCGGCATTAGGTGGGCCTGGTACTGGTTATGGCTTTATGACCCCAAATGAAATTAGAAAAAGTAAAGGGCTTGCGCCATCTAAAACAGTTGGTGCTGATGACTTGTTTAATCCATTAAATAAAGCTGATGCAGTGTTATAATAGACGAATCCCCAAAGTGTTACTAGCACCTTGAGGATTCTAACCAAACAACCTATACGAGAGGTCATCATGGCTGAGTCAATTTTACCACTATTAAGTGGAATTTATTCTATTACCAACAAAGTAAACGGCAAAAGATATATTGGAAGCGCCAAGCGCCTTAGATACAGATATGCAGAGCATGTAAGAAGGTTAAATAAAAATAACCATCACAGCATTAAGCTACAAAGGGCATGGAATAAATATAGCGAGTTATCTTTTTCTTATGTTGTTATTGAGATTGTTGAAGATTTAAGTAATTTACTAATACGAGAGCAATATTGGATTGATTTTTATAAATCATATTCCCATAACGGATATAACGCGAGCCCTGTTGCTGGAAGCCCTTTAGGTGTAAAGCATACAAATAAATCAAAAGAAAATATGAGCAAAGCTCATAAAAATAGTATTGCATCAAAGACACAGGCTATAAAGCTTAAAGAAATAAATACTGGAAGAAAGCACACTGAGCAAGCAAAAAAGAATATGGCAGCATCAAAAGTTGGTAGGGTTGTCTCAGAGGAAACACGAAGAAAGATTAGCGAGTCTCTTAAAGGTCACAAGCTTTCAAAAGAAACAAAAGAGAAGATAAAAATAAAATTAAAAGGCGTTCCTTTGTCTGAGGCTAGAAGAATAAAAATGATTGAATTCAAAAGAACTCCTGAAGCAAGAAATCAGGCAAGAATAAAAAGATTAAATTATCTTGCCAATAAAACATACGACCCTAATGAACAAGGCGCACAAAATGAACCAAATCCTACAACTAATTAAAGACAATCAGCACATCAAACAGCCACTTAACATGGTGCGCAATGAGGGCGAAGCGAGCTTATACATTTATGATGTGATTGATGCGTATTGGGGGGTTAGCGCGTTAGGCGTTACAAACGAATTAAACAAAGCCAGTGATGCAAGCGTATTAAATGTTTATATAAACAGCGCAGGCGGCTCTGTATTTGAAGCCAGAGCTATTATGGCGGCATTACAACGCTTTGAAGGCAAGAAAATTGCACACATTGACAGCTTATGCGCAAGCGCGGCTACATCAATCGCATTAGCTTGTGATGAAGTGACCATGAGCGACGGCGGCATGTTTATGATCCACAATGCTAGCGGTTTAGCTTACGGAGATAAAAATGCAATGCGTGATACTGCAAACTTGCTTGAAAAAGTTGAAGGCGCAATCGTGAATGATTACGTAACGAAAACTGGCAAAGAGATGCAAGACATTGTTGACATGATGAACGCAGAAACATGGATGACTGCTCAAGAGGCATTAGACAATGGGTTCATTGACTCAATCAAGCCTAGCCCAACAGCAAGCAAGCCTAAAAACGCATGGAATTTATCCGCTTATGCGAACGCGCCTAAGATTGAACCAGAACCCGAACCAGTGAAAGGCGAACCACAAGAACCAGCTCAAGAGGCTGGTTTTTTTATGTCACAAAGCAATAAGAACAGGCTCACACTTTTAACCTCATTCTAACGCTTCTCGCGTTGAAACCGCAGAGGTCGGACACCTCAACCAAGCTCGCATTTGCGGGCTTTTTATTTCTAAAAAGGAAACAAGATGGACAATTTATCCGCATTACGCGAGAAGATTTCAACACTCGCAAACCAAGCACAGCACTTGATTCAAGAAAAAGGCGACCAAGTTTGGAATAAAGACGAACAAGCTAAATTTGACGGCTTAACCAATGATATTGAAAGCGCAAAGCAATCAATTAAAAACATTGAAAAAGCGCGTGAATTAGATGCTGACAAGTTTTTTAATGAAGTAACAAGCCAAGCTAAAAAAACAGAAGTTGAAACCATTGGCGCAATGGATGCAGTTGCTTTGTATTTGCGCAACGGCTCTAACGTAACAGCAGAACAAGCCGCAGCAATCCGCAACGTAATGTCAACAACTACAGGTTCAGAAGGCGGTTTCACTGTTCCTACTGAAATTGCCTCTATGGTGATTGACGCATTAAAAGCCTATGGCGGTATGCGTGAAGTTGCTGAAATTGTAACAACTAATGGCGGTAATAACTGGAATTATCCAACATCAGACGGCACAGCAGAGCTAGGCGCGATTGTAGGTCAAAACGCAACATCAGGCATAGCAGATGTGACATTTGGCACAGTTGCTTTAAACCCATTCTATTACACATCAAATCAAATCGCTTTGCCTTTGGAATTAATCCAAGACTCTGCAATTGATGTTATCTCTTTTGTAGTAAACCGTTTAGGTCAGCGACTTGGTCGCAAACAAAACAGCGACTTTACAATTGGTGGCGGTACTACATTGCCTGATGGCGTGTTCCCACGCGCAACACTAGGCAAAACTGGCATTACAGGCCAAACATTGACCGTTATCTACGATGACTTAGTTGACACGTTGCGCTCTGTAAACCGCGCATATCGTGGCAATGCAAAATGGATGATGAATGACTTGTCTGTTGGCTTTATTTCAAAATTGAAAGATACAACAGGTCGCCCAATTTGGACTTATGGCGATTCTGAATCTATCACAAATGGCAACCCTGATACATTGCTAGGTTATCCAGTTATTACCAACGATGATGCGCCTGTAATGGCTGCCAATGCTCGCTCTATCGCATTTGGTGACTTCTCTAAATACATCATCCGTGATGTTGCAAACACAGCATTAATTCGTCGTTTCGATGATTCAGCATTTGCATTAAAAAATCAAGTTGGCTTCTGCGGCTGGCAACGTTCAGGCGGTAACTTGGTTGATACCGCAGCAGTTAAGGTGTATCGCAACTCTGCATCTTAATAGCTAGATTAATAAGCCCTCATTTGCAGGGCTTATTTGTAAAGTTATTTGGAGGTTATATGGCTAAAGATAAACAAGAATTTGAAGCAGTTTTATTACGTGATGCAGCTATTGGCAAATGCGGTGATGTTGTATCGCTTAGCAAAGAAGATGCAAAGGTTTACGAAGAAAACGGCTTTATTGACACACACAAAGACGCAGTAAAAAACGCGAAAGGTAATTAATTATGCCACTCATATCAGGAGATTTTGTCACACGCTTATCAGGCGGTGCTGGCAATGCAGTAGGCAACGCATCTTTAGGTGGTGCTAAATCAACAACGGTTGCATCTAGCGCAGTTGATGGCTTATTTGACCAAGTAACAAGCGCACAAGCTGCGGCAGGTTCGGTTGAGTATCGCTGTGCATATCTACACAACGGCAACGCAACAAGCCAAATGTTAGCGGCTGGCGTTTGGGTATCAGCCAATACCCCACTTGCAGGCACTACGATTGATATTGGCGTAGGTACTGCGGCAGTCAATGGCACAGAGCAAACAGTAGCCAACGAAGGCACAGCACCATCAGGCGTTACATTCAGCGCACCGAATACACAAGGCACAGCACTACTAAACATTAAAGGTCGTTATGAGCAGTGTTGATTTAAACGATAACACAGGCAACACCTACAGCCCTGACGTATTCACCCGTGATGAAGCGGGTAAAACGGTTGTGGTGCAAGCTGTTTCAGTGATTGACCCTGCAACTGGTCAGCCAAACAACGCCACAGAAGCCACACTTGTATCGCTTAAAAGCGTGGCTGATAGCATGCTTGTTTCAACTCAAGCCATTGCAAGCGCAGCGGATGCGCTCAACGGTAAAACAACGGCGGTTAATACAGGCAATATAGCAGGCACAGTTGCGCTCGACGCGCCTACTTTAGCGGCGCTCGAAAATACTAACGCGAATGTCAGTGGTACGGTTGATATTACGCCTGCTACTGTTACAGCGCTTAAAACCGTTACGGTAGATAACTTTACCGACAATGGCTTAACAGACACTCAGTTACGCGCCGCACCACTACCTGACGGTGCCGCCATCACTGCAATTAACGCTAAAGTGCCCGCTTTATATAGCAGCGTACCAGATAACACTGTAAACGCATTGCCCGTTCGCACAGTTGGCGAAGACATCACCAGCTGTAGCTTCGTTGATACTGCCGCAACGCTCGTCAGCCCGTACATGGATTTGCTCGACCTCGATCCAAGCGCGAGCATTAGCCAAGCAGGTGGCAATTTAGTAATCACAACAGGCGTTACGCCCAATGCCGAAGTTTTATTGCGCTCTAAAAAAGCATGGCGCGGCGCGTGGATTGCGCGGCATAAAATGATTGCGTCACAACGTATTGCTAACCAAAACTGCATGTTTGTATTTGCAGATAAAGTAGGCGATAACTTAGCGTACACCATCAATTCTGCAACAAACGTCACTGTAGCGCTTGCGGGGCACGCATTCACGAGCCGAAGCATTGGCCAAGGCATGTTCTTAGGCGGCATCACAGGCGCTGCTGGCGTACCGATGCGCGGGGTTATTGCCTCCGTGGTAGCTGGCGTGTCAATCACGTTCACCGTGGCGGGATGGCCAGCAACGGGCACGGGTACGCTATGCTTGTTTGGCTGGTCATACGTCAAAATGCACTACACAGGCACAAGCCCTACGGCGGTGGCGTTCGATTCGCAACGCGAGGGCTGGCTATCTGGCGATTCGCTACCAGGCGTTAACTCATCCGCAACGCCCGGTCATGTGCTTCAGCTACATAGCGATGGTAGAAGTTTACAGTTGGCCAACATGCTCACTGCTACTACCTCAACAATTTCCGTTGGATCTACAGCGAGCCGCGTCGAGAATATCCCCGACGACAATTTAGACTTATATTTATACATATGGAGCTTCAACGGCACTGCCGCGCCCGCGTCATCTACTACTTGGACAATCGGGTTTTGGTCAGTAGAAAAGTTTGCCAACACGCCCGTGTACATTGCGGGTAATCGACTGCAAGGCACCCACGCACCCATGCCAGTTTTGAGCGTGGGCGTGCCGCCTTTTATGATTCAAAACCCGTTTACAGGTTTTGATGTAACGGCAAGTGCGATTACCGCGAGTGCTAACACTTCAGCGTTTACACAAGCGCAAGGGGTGTCGTATCAAATTGTCGTCCCCGTCACCGCATTGTCTGGCACAACGCCCACGCTGGATATTGTTGTTCAAGAGTCAGAAGATTTTGGCTCAAACTGGTTTGATGTGTACCACTTTCCGCGCATCACGGCCGTTGGTATGTATCGCTCGCCCAAGCTGCCAATGATGGGCAACCGCGTGCGCTATCTGCA